AATTTTACCTTTGATGGAACTGATGTAGGTGTTTCTGGTTCGATTACATCCAATGATGGGGGAATAATTGTACTTGGTGGAGATGGAAACATTGAATTATACAGATCTGGCAACACGGGATCTTATATTGATTTTAAAAGAACTACAGGTCAAGATTATGATGTAAGACTTGATAATTTTACTGCCTCAACATTAAAAATTACTGGTACTCTAAGTGTAACTGGAGATGTTATAGCATATTCAGGTTCAGATCAAAGACTAAAAGATAATATTACTCCAATTCCTAATGCTCTTGATAAGGTACTTTCAATTAGTGGTAATACATTTGATTGGAATGAAAAATCAGAAAAAGAAGGAAATGATGTCGGTGTAATTGCACAAGAAATTGAAGCAGTATTACCTCAATTAGTTCAAACAAGAGAAAATGGTTTCAAAGCAGTTAAATACGACAAATTAGTAGCATTATTAATTGAAGGTATTAAAGAACAACAAATTCAAATAGAGGAATTAAAAGCACAAATAGGTTCTAAATAAATGTATGATGTTTATTATACCACTGCAGGAGGACCCTGGTTCAATAGCGGTGCTGATATATGGGTAACTAATTGGATAAAAGAAGTGGCACCTGATTTAAAAGTCAAGCCACTTCTACTTTTCCATAGACACAAACCCGTAAATTACGAAGAATTTCCAATTGACATAGACCATATCTGGGAAACATCCGAAGATAAAATTATTGAAATATTAGAAGGTGCAAGACGTATACATATATTACATGGTCATTATACTCCAACCAGAGCTATTCATCAAAATTTGGAAAAGATTGATTCAATTGTATTCCATAATTTAACCAAAGTGTCTTTAATGGCACAGCAAGATAAAGATGAATATCTACATTGGTACGGAAACTGGGAATACGAAAATGAATTAATAAATAAAATTAAAAATAAAGTTTGGGTAGGATTGTATCATTTTCCATATGAAACGGAAAACTTATATCATATTCCAAATAATTATACATTTACACAAAACAAAGAACTTTCAACATCGGTAGAATTGGGATACGCAGCAAGAGTTGAAGGTAGAAAAAATGTTGAATATATGGATGGATTGGGTGGATTTATTTCGACTAATTCAGAAACATTTAACAAATATTATAAAAAGAAATATGGATACAAATTTGAGAAATCAAAAATTTACAAGTTTGATTACAAATATAAAGAAAGGTTCTATGGACTTGATTGGGGAATATCTCATTCTTGCTTTCAACATGAACCATTTGGATATGGAATATTTGAAGCAGTCGATTGGGGTAAATTACCAATATTACATGAAACATGGCATGTTCCACTTGACTATAAGTACAAAGCGATTGATGAGGAAACATTTAAAAAAACCTACCAAACAATTTGTCAGGATGATTACGAAACCCGTAAAGCAGAATTTGAAAAACTTAAGAATTGGATGATTAAAAACTTTTCTAATAAAGATGATTGGAAAGAAAAACTTTTAGATATTTATAACGGAGAATAACACTTTATACTATGGCAAGAACAAATTTATCGTTAGGTAATTTATACAGAGCAACGCAGGGTTCGACGAGAACTACTCAGCAAGTTTCAATGAACGCTATGAACGCAGCAGCTGGTACAGCCGCAGCATTTAGCTCATTTGCAGTCGATACTATAACTGCAAATCAACCAACATACACTTATATAGTAGAAAGCACATCAGAAACGGCAACGTTTTCTTTTGGTTCACAGGGTTCTTTACATGGAACACGAGTTGGTAGTGTAGCAGCAAATTACACAGTATCATTTAATAATGCAAATTTTTCGGTAGGTACTGCAACATTAGGTGCATCACCATCGTTTCCAATTACACCTGCATCAATTGCAGCTGCAAACTATTCTGAAGCTGAATCAGTTTTATCAATGACATATGCAGATGGATATAATTTAAATGCAACGGGGTATAATACTACATCTACAAAAACATTATACGCAGTAGATGTTTATAATACAATCAATCAACCTGATTTTTGTTTATTATTTGGTACAAAAGTAAAATTATCAAACAATACCGAAATTAATGTTGAAGATTTAAATGTTGGTGATACCATTAAAGCATGGGTGCCAGCAGGATTACCCGATGAGAATTTAGATGCAGAATCTGACCAAATAGAATGGCGTTTTCATCAATTAGATTCATTAGAAGGTGTATCACAAGATGTAATAGTTTCCGATTTGACTTTTAACTTTGCATCTGGTTATTTTTCAATAAATAATGGTGCAATAAAAGCAACAGGTACTCACCCATTATTTGTATGGGATAATGAGATTGGAAAATATAAATTTAAGAATGTAGAAGATATTCTTCCTGGTGATAAATTGGTAAAAGAAGATGAAACCGAAGAATTGGTTTATGATATAGCAATAATAGAAGCAGATATTGAAATTGTAACTGTGAATGTTGAAAGTGCTGACGTTTATATTTCAAACGGATATATTTCACATAATAAAGGTACAACAACACAACCATCTATCCCTGCAGCCGGTTTAAGAATGTATGTTGACCCATCAAAAACCTCATCATTTGGAGCTGGTACATTGCCAGCAACTGGAACTCCAACTGTAGATTTATTAGACTTGACAGGATATGGTACAGGTATTAGACCTGGAGCACAATCACCTTTAGAGAGAGCGAGTTCAAATCCGGCATACAATAATGGTGCAACTAGAAAAGAAAGATATTATTCTTTTGATGGTGGTGACTTATTTTATAAAGATACTGCATCAAATATAAATGGTGGCTTATCTCAATTCAATACTAATACTGGTACAATCCATATGTGGGTAAGACCTACTACAACATTGGGTACAACTACAAGACACATTTTTGACTACGCGGGTTTTTATGGTTTAGCAATTGAATCGTCAGATAGTTCTACTTTAAATAGAGTAAAATTCTATGGTAGTACATTAGGAAATAGTGCACAATTAACGACATCATTATCAGCAAATGTTTGGTATATGATTTCAGCAACATTCCAACCATCAGGAACTGTAACAGTTTATGTAGACGGAACATCGGTAGGAACATTTACGGCAGCAGCATTTACGGCACCTGCATCTACTAACTATTTAACAATTGGTAGTAATAGTGCAAGAACAACGTTTTGGAATGGACAAATAGGACCAGTATTGTTCTATAATGTATTACAAAATTCGACAAAAGTAACAGAAACATATAATTATTTCTCTCCAACATACAAATAACATTTTGTTGTTTTGATTGAAAATTTTATATTTATATTGAGAACTAATAAATTTAAATTAAAGATAACATGGCAGAAAAAATCGTATCACCAGGTGTATTTACGAGAGAAAATGACCTTTCATTCTTGCAACAAGGTGTTGCAAACATCGGTGCAGCTTTCATAGGCCCTTTCAAAGAAGGCCCGTTAGTACCAACAATCGTAAATTCACAAACTGAATTTGAAACATTATTTGGAACAGTAGATGACACATATTATACTCCATTAGCAGTACAAAATTATTTAAGAGAAGCAGGAACTGCAACTATTTGTAGAGTAGCTGGTGTTGGTGGATATACCGAAACCGCTCCTTTATTAATAAGTGCAGTTAACTTAGGACAGATTGATTCGTTATTAACATCATCAGCAGGAACAAATTATTCAGCATCAGATGGTACTTCAAATGGTACAGCCCCTATATATTTTCAGGGTGGTACATTTGCAACAAACCCATCTGCATCGGCAACTATTACAAATGGTACAATTAGTGCAATTACTATATCTCAAAAAGGAAGTGGATTGACAGTAGCACCTACTTCAATATTCGTATCACAATCAGCTGCAAGACTTGCAAGTGATATAGTTACTGCTAGTTTTGATATCACATATGATGTATCTGGTTCAACTGCAGCAATTTTATTTAATACCGCAGTAGGAGCAAACGCAGGTTTTTCAGGTTCAACTTTAGCAGATAACAATGGTAATGGTGATTTTTACTTAAGTAATGGATTAAACACATCGGCATCTTTAAAGTTAACAGATACAAACGATGTTGAAGCGGTATTCGGAACATCTGCAATGGGTTCAAAAGCAGCATATGTACATGGATATTTCAAAAATAGTGGTATTAATTTTGATTCTCATGCATCTGCAAGTATAAATGTATTGGGCAACCAATTATTTAATTTTGATGCACAAGAAGCTCAAACACCAATTATTAAATCACAAACTATTAGTGGTATAAGAGAAGATTTATTCCGTTTTGAAACAATCGGAGCAGGTAACACATCTAATACAAAAATAAAAGTTGGAATTACAAATATAAAAGCAGCAGGTTCTATAAATGGTACCGATTATGGTACATTTACTATTGTTATAAGAGATTTTAATGATACCAATAAAAAGAAAATAGTATTAGAGACATATTCAAATGTAAACTTAGACCCCAACTCTCCAAACTATATTAGTAGAGTAATTGGTGACAGAAAAATAACAATCGCATCAGATGGTAAAATTTCTGAAACAGGTGATTGGGTTAATAATTCAAAATATGTTAGAATTAAAAACTTAAATGAATCGGCACCGGTTCAAGCAGTTCCGTTTGGACATACAGCGTATCAATTACCAGTTTCTGCATCCGCAGCAGTTGGTTCAAAAATACCTGCAGTATCATTCTTAACCGCATCGGTGACACAATATGGTGGTATTGATTTAGATTTTAATACCGACAACTCAATTTACCTAAAACCAATCCCAACAGGAGTAAGTGTAGGTTCAAATTCAGTATTTGGTTTAGACGCAACAAATGGTGGTACATTATCAGTAGGTGATGCAGCTGCACAATTTGTTGTAGCATTTCAAGAAGGTTTTGATGGTATGTCACCGGCAACTCCAATTTATACTGGAACAAATATAACTGCAACTAATTCACAAGGATTTGATTTATCAACATCTTTAAAAAGTGGTTCAGTAGCATACGCTAAACACATATCTGCATTATCTAACGCTGACGAATTTGATATCAATATGGTTGTAACTCCGGGTGTTATTAGAAGATTACATACTTCAGTAATAACTTCAGTTTTAGATATGGTTGAACAAAGAGATGATTGTTTCTATATTATGGATACAACGGCAGCAGCTGATTCAGTTTTACAAGCTACAACACAAGCTGACGCAGTTGATTCAAATATGGTTGCAACTTATTATCCTTGGATTAAAACAGTTGATGCTAACACAAACAAATTAATTACAGTTCCACCATCGGTATTATTACCAGGTGTATTTGCAAATAATGATAGAGTAGCAGCAGAATGGTTCGCACCAGCAGGTTTGAATAGAGGTGGTTTGACAGGTGCATTTAGTGTATTGAATAGATTAACTCAAACTGAAAAAGATGATTTATACGAAGGTAAAGTAAATCCAATCGTACAATTCCCAGGACAAGGTATCGTAGTATTTGGCCAAAAGACATTACAAGATAAAGCATCTGCATTAGATAGAATTAATGTAAGAAGATTATTATTAACAGTTAGAAAGTACATAGCTTCTACTTCAAGATATTTAGTATTCGAACAAAATACATCTACTACTAGAAACGCATTCTTAAACATTGTAAATCCTTATTTATCATCAATACAACAAAACCAAGGTTTATACGCTTTCAGAGTTGTAATGGATGACACTAATAATACTCCAGATGTAATTGATAGAAACATTATGAAAGGTGCTATCTTTTTACAACCAACTAAAACGGCTGAATTCATTCAAATTGATTTCAACATTTTACCAACTGGAGCAGCTTTTAACGGATAATTTAAAAAACAGATATTTATAATAAATAAATCAGAGAACAATGCCAGAAATTTACGAATACGACAAGATATTTTATAAGAATTGGGAACCAAAATTAGCAAACAGATTCATAATGGAAATCGGTGGTATCGAAACCTATATGATTAAAACGGCTAAC